TTCAGGCCACCGACCCCGAGGCCAAGGACTTCGCCCTGCGTTACCTCCGCCCGGTCTGGAACAACTGCCCGCCGGTGAAGGCGCGTCTTTCGGGTGACGACCTTGACCGCTCGACGACGGCGGACTTCGACCGCATGACGCTCTACTGCCGCGGCATCTGGAACGAGGCCAACCTTCAGCGCCTGTCCCTGCGTTACACCATCGCCGACGAATGCTGGATGGCGCCGCCCGGACACTTGGCCGAACTGAGCGCGCGCGTGACGGCGTTCGGTTGGATGGGTAAACGCATCTTCCTATCCCAGGGCGGACGGGCGGGGCAGGAGTTCCATCAGCTGCACGAGACGACCGATCAACGTGACTGGAACATGAGGTGCCCGAAGTGCGACCACCTTCAGCCGTGGGTCTGGGAGCAGATCAGGTTCCCCGAGGACGCCAAGGCGACCGGCACATGGGACTTGCACAAGGTCAGCGTCGGCACGACCTACGAATGCGCGGCCTGTCGCACGCTTTTGCCCGACACGAACGCCAGCCGACTCGAAGCCAACGCCCGTGGCACGTTTGTGGCTACATCGGTCGCGGCCAACTCCGGTCACATCGGCCTGCATTGGAACAGCCTAGCGACGATGAGCTGGGGCGAGCTCGGCGTCCTGATGCTCAAGGCCAAGGAGGCCAACGACCAATACGGCGACGAAGAGCCGCGGCGCATCTTCAAGCAGAAGCGACTGGCCATGCCCTGGAGCGAAGAGGGCGGCGAGATGGTGGCGCTGGCGGAGGCCGCCAACTACAAGATGGCCGACCCTTGGGACGCGGAGGCCGCGATCACCCCGAAGGCCCGCGTCGTCGAGCAGAAGGACGCCGTGCCGGGTAGCATCCCTTTCCGCACGATGGGGGTCGACGTCCAGCGTGGCCACTTCTGGGTGACTGTGCGCCGATGGGCCAAGACCGGGCATAGCCGCCTGATGGCTTTCGCCCGCATAGACTCATGGGGCAACGTCGAGGCCTTCGCCAAACAGCACGGGGTGCATCACGCCATGGTGCTTGTCGACTCCGGCGACAATACGACCGAGGTCTACCGCGAGACGGCCAAGCGTAACTGGAAGACGGCCAAGGGGTCGGGCTCCGACGACTTCGCCGTGACCGACAAGACCGGGAACACGACCCGCCGCTTCTACTCCGAAAAGCAGTCCATCGTCGTCCCTGGCATCCCGCAGCGGGCCATCCTGATCGTGCATAGTGCTACCGCAGGCAAGGACCTCCTGCACGGCTTGCGGGCTCGCCGCGTCTGGAGCTACGCCCTCGACGCCACCCCCGAGTATGTCGAGCAGCTGAGCGCCGAAGTCCGCGTGAAGGACAAGCGGACGGGCAAACCCATGTGGATACTCCCCCAGGGCAAGAAGGACAACCACGCCATGGACTGCGAAATCCTCGCCCTGCTGGCCGCCGTCCGCTGGGGCATCGCCGGGCGGGAAACTGCCGAAACCGACTTGCCTTCCGAATGACCCTTGGCACGCTATCAGCAAGGGTACGCCGTTTAGTGTCGTGGGAGGAAGAGACTCATGGCGTGGGCTGGGCGGCGTACCCCCTCTCGGGCTTCCATTCTCGGCAAGTTTAAATGGCCTCTGGACTCTTTATCGGACTTACGGAGTGCGAACTCCTCGACATCAAAGCCAAGGCGGTCGCCATGATCACCGAAGGTAAGACCCTGATGTCCTATTCCGACTCCGGCTCGTCCGCGTCCAAGCAGTTCGCCATGCCCCCGAAGGAGATGCTAGCCGAGGCCATGTTCGCCCTGAGCCGCCTCGACCCTTCGACCTACGGCGCTCGTCGCACGATCATCTCGACCGACTGGCAGAACCGTCAGGACTAATTTCCATGGCCACCCGCAAGAAGATTAAGACCGTCAGCCTGCGTCCTAAGACGCCCAAGGCCATGCCTGCTGCTCCTACGCCGCAAGCCTCCTACGGCGATTGGCAGAGCATCGGCGTGACGCGTGCCCGCCGTGCGGCCTATGGCGCCGAACCGCGTGACCTTCGCCGTGACCTGACCCCCTACGACCGCCTGACGATGGTACGCAAGTGCCGCTGGGCCGAACGTAACTCCGGGCTTTTCAAACAGATTCTGGCCGACATCTGCCTCTACACCGTGGGCGACGGCATTAAGCCCCAGAGCCACGCGTCGACCCCTGAGATGCAGGAACGCTATGAGGCTTACTTCGCCGAGAAGGCCAAGCGCATCGACATCACGAACCGCTTCTCGTTCTATCAGGCTCAGTCCATCCTTCTCCGCGGCATGATCCGCGACGGTGACTCGTTCGCCGCCAAGGTGCGTAACGGCGCCGGTGAAGCGAAACTCCAGCTGATGGAAGCCCACCGCGTCGGCGACCCTCTCGAAGGCAAGGTGCCCGAAGGTATGCACGACGGCATCCAGTTCGGTCCGTATGGCGAATACATCGCCGTGAACATCTACCGCTCCGACGGCTCATCCCGCCAGATCCTCGCTCAGTCGATGATGATGGTGGTCGACCAGGAGTATGCGTCCGGCGCCCGTGGCGTGCCCCTGCTCCAGCACTCCATTAACTCCATCCAAGACGAGATGGAAATCCTCGCCCTCGAGAAGCAGGCCGTGAAGGACAACGGCGACGTCACCCGCATCATCAAGAAGGCGGGCGGCATCATCGACGGAGACATGGCCAACGAACTCGGGGCGACCGGCACAGGCTCCTACTCCAACCTAGCCAACACGATGGGCGGCAAACTCATCGCCCTTGAGCCCGGGGAGGACATGACGTCCTTCCAGAGCAACCGCCCGAACGCCACCTTCACCGGCTTCCTTGCGGCGCTCGAACGCGACATCTCGCAGGGCGTCCTGCCTTACGAGTTCGTCGGCGACTCCTCTAAGCTCGGCGGCGCCACTGTCCGCCTCATCACCGCCAAGGCTGGCCGAGTCTTCTCAAAGTATCAGACCATCATGATCGAGAACTTCTGCGTGCCGACGTGGGGTTACATCATCGGCCAAGGCATCGCCGCCGGCGAACTGCCCGACGACCCGGACTGGAACCGCGTCTCCTGGACGACCCCGAAGTCTGTCACTGTCGACGCTGGCCGCGAAGCCGCTAACGACCGGGCCGACGTCGAGATGGGCCTGCTGTCCATGTCCGAACTCTACGCCCAGCGCGGCCTAGACTTCCGCACCGAGATGGACAAGCGGGCTTCCGACATGGTCCACATTAAGGACTTGGCCGCCAAGTACGGCATCCCGTTTGAACTGCTGTTCCGTCCGTCCAACACCCCGGTCGGCACGATCAGCGGAGACGTCATGGAAGGCCCCGAGGCCCCCGAGGTCGAACCCGAAGAGGACGACATGGAAGATGACGACTCCGACGTAACCCCCGACCAACCCGCTTCCTAATTTCATTATGCGTTTCCTTACCAACGGACTGTCGGGCCGCGAGCCCCTCCTCATTGACCCGACCAAGGCCAAGGACCACGCTGTCCTCGCCGAGAAGTTCGGCTTTACCGATATGCTCGCGCAGCTCTTTGGCGTGGCCCCCAAGCCCTACGTCGTCGATGGCATCGGCATCATCCCGGTCGTCGGCGTGATCGGCAAGGGCCTGTCCCCGCTCGAGAAGATGATGGGCGCCGTGGACATCAACGACCTGTCTGATCAGGTCGACGCGATGGCTGCCGACCCTGCGGTCGAGAAGATTGCCTTTCAAGTGTCATCCCCTGGTGGCACCGTCACTGGCGTCGAGGAACTGGCCAACAAGATTCGCAACCTCGGTAAACCCACGATGGCGTATACCGATAGCGAGATGGCATCGGCCGCATACTGGATTTCCTCGGCTAGCGATAAAGTGACCGCATCGCCCTCAAGTTCCGTAGGTTCCGTAGGCGTCTACATGGCCATCCCTGACTACTCCGAAGCCGCCAAGATGGCCGGCATCAAGATGGTGGTCCTAAAAAGCGGAAAGTTCAAGGGGGCTGGAATCGAAGGTACCAGTTTGAATGAGGACCAAATACAGAATCTTCAAGCATCCGTCGAAACCATCCACACCGAGTTCAAGGAAGCCGTGAACATGAAGCGCAAGATGGTGAAGGCCGAGGCCATGGAAGGTCAGGTCTTCTCCGGTAAGCAGGCCGCCGCCCAGGGCTTGGTGACGGGCTTGGCCGACTCTTTCAACGACGCCCTGCGCTCGTTCTAATTCCATTAACCGCAAATCTAAGATGACCATCGAAGAGCAACTCCTCGCCGCCACCGCTTCCGTCTCTGGCCTCACCGCCGAACGCGACGACCTCCGCACGACTGTGGAAAAGATGACGGTCGGCGTCTCTGCCGAACTCGAAAGCCTCAAGGTTGAAGCCGCGTCCAAGGACGCCAAGCTCGCCGAACTGACCGCCGCCCTCGAAGTGGCCGTCAAGGAGTCGGAGTCCTTCAAGGCCCTCGTCGCCGATCACGAAGCCAGCAAGGTCAGCGCCTCCAAGGAAGCCGCCAAGATCGTGGCCTCCGTCGGCGTCTCCCCGGTCGAACTCAGCCCCGCGGATGGCAAGCCCACCGCCGAAGCCGTCGACCACCTCGCGACCTTCATGTCCCTGCCGGTCGGCTCCAAGGAGCGCAACGAATACTTCGCCGCTCACCGCAACGCCATCATCAAGGCTTGCATCTAATTTCCCCTCAACCCTCACCCAATACTAACACACCATGGCTAATTCCATCGCTGTTGCTCCTAGCGTCCTCGCTGAGAGCGTCATCGCTTCCCTCAAGGGCAAGCTCCCGGCCCTCCGCGCCTTCTCGTCCGTCTTCACCGCTGCCGAATCCGGCGCTGGCAAGACGGTCCAGGTCCCCCTGATCGGTACCTCCACCGCCACCGAGTTCTCCACCGGCGGCTACCTCACCCAGGACGACGCGACGATCACCGCCGCCAACGTCACCCTCAAGCACTTCAAGGTGTCGAGCCGCTTCTCGCCCCTCGACGTCAAGA